TAAGATCAGCATCATCATCAACTGCTGTAGCGACAGCAAAAGAAGAATTTGCAATGCTTCCGTGTGACGCAGTCACCATAATTCTAGCAGTGTTAGGTGTCATAACGAGGCCTCGGACCAAGTTGACATAGGTTGAACCTGCGAAGGTATCGTTATCAGAAAACACAGGAGCAGCTGCACCTTCATAAGTTCCAATTTCGTGTCTTGCAACTAAAAATTGCGCCACGCCGGCGTGTCTATTGTCAGTAGTTGAAGTTCCTGCTAAGGAGAAACCTGCACTTTGCACAGTTCCATACGTAGCAGTATCTGTTATGTGTGCAGACGTTGAATTTGCGCCGGCGCCTAATACTCTAATGTAAGTAAGCGACGATCTATTCTTTAAAAATTCATTTGCAGCATAAGGTCCAAATTTATCTGGGTCTAAGTTGCCAAACACTTCAACATATTCGTCAAAAGTAGCAACTGTCACAGGAATAAATGCCGGCCCTTTATTGGCAGTGCCAATGATTAATGCAGGCACACCTACGGGCCCTAAAACTGGGGGTGCTGAAAGATCTATTTCGCGCTCATAAAAATTTGGCGACTTAAACGTCTGCTCTGACATGGATTATCTCCTTAACATTCACCAAACAGTAATTATCGTCTTAAAACTAACTAATAAAAAGAAAATTCACTCTATATCGTCTAAGCTGTAACCCGAATAGATAGTTTCTCCTGTCGCATTTTTCGATTTAATCTTTAAAAATTTAAATCCTCTTGGGACAGTAGTGTAGGCAGGATCATTTGGATCGCCTCCGCCTGGATTTTTTGAATCGTGCTCAGACACAAATGGAAAAACTTTTTGTTGTCTCCAGCCAACACTCCGCTGGTCATCTAGTGAATTTTTTTGATTATCTAAAGGAAGCGTAGGATCATCTGATCCTAAAATATATTTGTTACTAGCTTTTTCTGCTGTCAAGGCGTCGTCCTTCATGGCAAAGTTCTTAAACTCAATTGAAGGTGAAGACACATATCTCTTTAAAGGGACAGGTGCACCCGGGGTTTGTGTCACAAAGAAATAAGCAGGTACATTAATAACAAAGTTGTGTTTAATAAATCTCTCACTAGCTGACATGTCCTCAAAGCTAGTCTCGGTCGAGTAAGAACCACCCTCGACAGATGCAATAAACCAATAACCCTTGTCTGTGTCTAGACGCCATGATTGACTTTGTGGTAAAAATGAAGAGATAAATTTTTCTATGACTTGATTGGAGTGCTGCATGTATTGCGTCCACACAGTCACCTGATATTTGACAGAGTAAAATTGTGGTGTTGGCACAATTATCGTCTCAAATATATTATTTAGCAGATTTGGTTTAAGATACGCGCCATCATTGATATCTTTATCTTGCGCTAAAGCACCTAGACTTCTCTCAACGACAGGTTGATTATCTATGCGAGTGTCGCTAGGATTAACTGCAAGATTGGTCTGATTCTTTAAAAATAATCTGTTAATTAGTAATTGGTAATCTCTATCTGATTTATCTAATCTTCTTCTTATTACAATCTCGCCCTGCTGTTGATTAATACCTCTACCCGCAATATCTGCAGCCATATCTTGTGTCAAATCTGTTCTCATTATAGTGATAAGGGGCAGTATCAACGTTCCCGTTAAGTCTCTAATGGGTTGACCCTTTTTCAACATTGACCATTTTTCACCCGCAGCAAATATTACGGGTACCTTAATTGAGCTTGATTCATCTTTGCTGACTTGAGGCGAAATTTCTTTATCAAATAAATTAAAGACGGCGGTATCGACATCTTCTAAACCGCAAGAGTTAATGTGAAAGTCGGGAGTACCTCCTACCTTTTCATAGCCAGACTTTAAAGGAGATATACCAAAATTTTTTTTACTCTGCGTTTTAAATCTAGTAGCCATAATTTACTCATTCATCGTAAAAAGTCTTTTTAATCTTTCTCACGCCGTCGATAGGTGTTTCTAAGACACCATTATCTATAAGGTCTCTCTTGTCACCTGTTTGGTTGCCAACAGAATCAAGTGCATTTCCGCGCTGCTGCTCAAAATTAACTTGAACTGCATCATCATCTGTGTAAATGATATCTGTCGGTCCCTTGAAATCTGCCTTAAAGAGACCCTCGCGGGACTTAAGGCCGAGGATCTTTACACCATCTTTGTGCTCAGGCATTCCATAGATGTTGCGAGTTACAGCGACCTCAGTTATTTCAAAGAAAATATCGCCAAAAGAAAAAAAGTCTCCTATGTTGACTTGAATTCCCTTATCCACAATGTCCCTGTACTGTAGAAAAACCTCTAATTGAAATTGTTTATCAACTCCAAATTTATCTATCTTGGTCGTCTGTTGAAAATTAGCATCAACTAAACACTCAATCTCTATGGGATTATCATAAATTTTCTTGACAGCTTCGTTATAAATGACATGTGATTTTGTCTTTAGCTCAGAGATGGGATAATAATATATCTTTTGTCCCACGACATCTTTGATAATCTCTTTTGTTATATCTGAGATAAAACTAAGTTCTCTTTGAGTGATGAAAAGACGGGCCATGATTCACCTACATCAACCTATCACTATAGACTTACCCAAGGGCATGGGTATATAACGCAAATTCTTGTTCATGTTTTCGGCGGCTACTGCATCACTTTCAAGAAGTTTTGATCTAGTTAGATTAACTAAAAACTCTTTTAGCTGTGTTACGAGTTTATCTTTGTCTTCTCGACCTTGAGTTACAAGAGACTCACCATTAAGCTGAAGATCAGCATTTGGAATTGGAATGCTCTGAAACTTAGAACGAATTAATCCAAGCAACTCTCTACAGAGTGCCAATGTATATTGACGTATCCATTGACGACCTGGCTGTGTTATATTTGTGAAAGGAATATTGGTGTACGGTGCATTTTCCGGACCTGCGACGCCGTATATCGCGTCGTCAGTGTAAGCTGTTGGCTCAATAGGATTTTGTCCCTCCATTACTTTACAATAGACTTTACCCGTCTGTGACTCTAGCACGGGTATTGGAAAGAGTCTAAGCTTGCTACCAAGAATTTGATAGCTGTACTGCGATCTTCTAACTCTAAACGCTGTTTCCAACATTCCTCTTCTAAGCACATCTTCAAAGACTGGCAGCACATAGAATACTGTCGAGTTGATGTATGACTCGTAGTTAAAATTGGACGCAAGATAGTTGGTAATATTTGAAGCATTTAGCAAGAAATGCTGTGCTGCTAGTGGTTCAAAATGAAAGAGCTCTACAATTTTTAGCTTACCTTTTGAACCACTAGCTATTGTTTGATAAATCACATCGTCAGTTGTCGCATCTTTTAAATCAGTATAGATGTCATAGTCTTGCTTATCTTTTTCGATATCAAAATATCCTAACTGAGCATTATAAGCACCTCCCACGTTGGCTTCAACAGCGTAAGGATCTGCCATTCTTATTAAGTGTTCCAGTGTATTTCTAGTATACTTATTTGTTAGATCTGTGGATCCCGTAGGCATGCCTAAAATGTTTGATAATTCAGACATTATTTTCATCTCATGAATATGCTTGCTATATTCGCAGACCGACTCTTCAAAGCACGTCCAGATTTCTTTTTTAGTTAATTCAACAGATAAAACATCGTCGCCTAATTTTCTCTTCACAAAATTGACCATGTTATCAGCTTCTGTCTGAAATGCTGCGTCTGAATCAAAAAAACCAAACGGTGTTGGACTCACTGTGTTGCTAAAAGTTGGCATTTAGGTTCTCAAGTTACTTTAATTTATAATTATCATTAGGAATAGAATCGTTATGATTCATTAACAAACTGATGACAAAGGAAGAAACATGAAAACTTTGCGCCTTGGTTCAGCGGGTATTGATGTAGAGAAATGGCAAATTTTTCTTAGAGGAAGAAAGAAAAATAGCTGTGTGGTCGTATTAGGCAACTTTGATCAGATTACTCATGATGAAACAAGAGAATTTCAATTAAAATATAAGCTAAAAGATGACGGTGTCGTAGGTCCGACGACAATGTCAACAGCTCTTAAGCTTGGCTATAATACAATGTCAGACAGCAGTGTAGACGAATATGGACCAAATTGGCCTGCGAGGCCCGCAGTTAAATCTCTAACTTTTCAAGATAGAGTGAAGGTTTTTGGAAATTTTAGCTACATTCCGTCTCCCACGCCGAGCAATCCAGAAGCGATTACTATCACAGACAATTGGGCAAAAAACAATATAGCTACTGTTGAGGTAAAACAGCTAAGAAGCGTAAAAGGATCACCAGCAAGTTGCAGAATACAGATTCATGAAAGCATTGAAAAACAAATTGTGCAGCTTTTTAACACATGGGAAGAAGCGTGCTTATCTGAGCAACTAAAGAGCTGGGGCGGATCTTGGGTGCCGAGATTCATTAGAGGTTCTCGAACGTCCCTTTCTAATCATGCATGGGGAACGGCATTTGACATTAATGTTCAGTGGAATATGCTTGGTACTGTGCCGGCGCTAAAAGGCAAAGAAGGCAGTGTCAGAGAACTAGTCAAGATAGCCTTTGACCATGGATTTTATTGGGGTGGTTGGTATCCTCATCGCGCTGACGGAATGCATTTTGAAGCTTACAAAATTTTATAATTACATTCCAGAAATTAGAGATTGTACAGCAGTCTTTACTCTCTCTTGAAGCTCTTTTGGTAGTGCGGAGAGCAGAACATAAACTTCGCCTTTTTGACTAGACTGCGGTACACCTCCAACAAAATGATCTTGGTGTACTGTAACAACTGTTCTAAGAGACAACGGAGCGGGCCCTGCTCTTTCAGCAATAATTGGTTGGTAAAGATCAGCTTTGTTCATATTAGCCTTTCAACACAAAATTTGGACTAGTTAAAACTTCAGTTAGACTACTTAATTCTTTTCTGAGCGTAGAAACTTGTTCTTCTAAAAGAACTGTGTCTTTTCCTAAAGATTTTTCTTCTTGAATCTTGGATTCGAGCTCGATGATTTGCAAAAGAATTCTCTCAGATGATGCTGACATAATTTGTTCCTAACGTGTTTTTTTCTTTGTGTTTGTTTTTGTTGTGTATTTCTTCTTAGTAAGCTTTGAAGAACTTATTTCTTCGGCAGTAGTAGCAGTCATTTTTAGATCATTATTCTTTTTAGATAGATCCTTGAGGCGTTGTTCTTCTTGATTCATCCACACGTCGTAAAGACCTTGTTTGATTCTTGTTTAAAAGAAATTAATCTATCTAATAATTCTTGCCTAACCTTAGCAAGAACAAATTGTTTATTTTCTTGTTGCTCAGATCCTACAGCTACAGTGTTTGTTAGTGTTTCATAGACAAAGAATAATTCTGTTGGCGTTAAATTTAACATAATTCTATTGTACAACAAACAATTATTTAGTTTACAGTGCAAAAACAAAAAAGCCCACTGTAAAGTGGGCTTTGTTATTTAACTAGTTAACTTATCACCAAGTCTTATCAGTGAATTTATAATGCTTCTGCAACGCACGGTAGATCGTACGAGCTTCACGTCCGTCAAAACGGAAAGTGTCACCGTTGGGAGAGTCAACATACAACATAGTTGAATCGCTCTGCGGATTTGTGCTTACTGCAACAGTGATTCCACTGTCTCTACGAGACGTCTCAGTACGAAACTTTCCAGTTCGATCTTGTCGTGTAATGATAGTAGAATTGTGGTTAGTTGATTGAGTGTTCTTGTTCTTTCGTCGTGTCATAAATTACCTCTATACATTAGAACCAACGGTTCTTATGAGTATGATATTAACAAGAAGCAAGAAACATGTTCAAAAACTTAGATAGTTTTATTTTTCTTCAATCTTTGACATTAGCATGCCGACTTTTTTGGTAGCATCGGGACTTGCTGATAACAAAGATTTTACGAAAGCTAGCAGAGCGGCACCTTTACTTGCATCACCCTTTTTTGCAGCAGTAATAGCTGTTTTTAGTGTGGGCTCGTCTATGCCTAGTTGATTAGCAATTTCTTTGGTGTTAAGCTGTCCTTTCGTATCGGTCTTAGCACCCTTTGCATCAGCTGCAGAATCTTCTGCTTCTCTGAGTATTTCTTGACGAATGATTTTTCTAAGATGAGTTTCTGTGATCTTAATCATAATTCTTAAATATCACTTACTATTGATTAATCCAGAAACAATGCTTGGTGAAACTCCATATTCTGCGGTCTTATTGACATCGCCCTTCGCAGTTGCATAAACAATAGCAGCAGAAGCAAATGCAGAACATTGCTCAGACGTTTTACTAACGTCGTCGGCACCTGTAGCGGGATTAAATCCAACAGCATTTTTACCGCCCATCTTGTTGGCATAGACATGACCGAACCAGCCGTTCTTGATGTTCGCCTTTGGATCCATGACATACACAAAGTTACAGGCGTCTGGTGTTGCATCCGGCCACGTCGAACCTTGTAAAGGTGTGTGCGGTGTGTCTCCATACGCCACAAAAACCGTGCTCTGGTCTAGCTTCTCTGTCGGACTCTCGGGATCCACCTGCTGAGACAGATAGTTGTAGAAGCCATTCAGAACCTTGCCTAAATGCTTTGTAGTATTCCTGCCTTGGTTTAATAAGCTAGAATTATCGAATGTAACGTGGGGATCCGTAAATGTCGTGTCGCTAGTTGGTCCGGGTGACAAGGCCACAATTGCTGTCTTGGATAATCCCAGAGTGAAAGCCTTAGCAACAACAATCAGAGTTCTACCAAATTCTTCTATGCCGCGGCGCTGTGCTGCAGACATGTACATCGATGAAGCATTGAGACCGTCGATCATCTCTTGAATACCAAAATCAGCCAGATCTTGACTCGTTGGTGTTAGCTGAGATGCGAAGTTTAGTCCGATGATTCGTGCAGAATTTTTTGTGATCTGCATCTGAGGTAGCCACGTAGATCTGTTCGATGATTTTCGGAGACCAACTAGTGCTTTATAATAGACTTCAAATAAGTCTTGATCTTCTTTGCTGATAAGTGCAAATTGGCTTGCAGCGCTGTTGAACAAATCGATCATGCCCGAAGAGCTTGGAACTGTGGCAACTTCAGGTGCACCTGGGGCTCGACCATACTTAACTGGATCGATGCCGAGTACCGGGACAATGGCAGAAGAACCGGCCGCGCCGAGTGAAGCTAGGGCCGCCTGCATTGATGCGTTGCCGGAAAGAGTCACCTGAGAGATTGGGAACTCAGTGTGGGTTTCATCCTTGCCGGACATGAAAGCAGATACTGGGTATTTCGGTACACCCAAGTTATGGTCAAACCATGGTGCATCAGGACCGTAGAAAAATGTTCTATCACCTCCGGCCCAGCCTTTCACACCCATAGGCAGAGAAGGCATTGGATTACCTTTGCCCCACGTATAA